ATATAGGATTGCACGAGGTTATAAATCCTTTTACTGGTAATAAACATCCAAAAGAAGATGTCCATGCATTTATTAAATCTAATGTATATTATAAAGCGATCATTCGTGATCGTGCCTCATGGCAGGGAAATGTTATGAGAATCTCTTAACTCTAATACCAGTAGCTCTAATTCCTAAACCACAGCGCTCTCAATGACTATCCAATAGGATTATATGGGAATTAAGTATAATATGGCAGTTTTAGGTGATGACAACATCATAGTTCTAAATCGCAAGGATATTCTTGACAAGTTCAAAGGTAAGATAGCATTCACTGATTATATGCGGAACTACCTGAAAAAATTTGGTTTTGTGGCTAAATTAATTTTAACTAACACAGTTGAAGAGGCAGAATTCCTGTCTCTGAAAGTTTATAACACCCTAACTGGCTATTACGTAGGTAAGAAACCAGGACGGGTTCTTTGTAGATTAGGCTGGTTGTTGGACAAAATTGAATATATCCAAAACCCTTTAGAAAAAGCAAGAGTATTCAAGGGAGTATTGATATCATATCTCCCAACAAGTAACCACGTACCGTTTCTCAGAGTGTACGTCCATACCCTCCTTAGACATATGGCTAAGATTGAGGCAAAACATTCTGAAATTAGTGAGTATTTGTTAAAAGGTGAGTTGAAGGAAGCAGACATTGCCACATGGGTCGGTTTTTCTGATGCTTATGGTTTAACACGTACAGATGAAGAAAACTTTGCTGCTGAATTAGAGCAAGGATTGAAGTTTGGTAACGAAGTCTTGATAGACTCAAAGTTTGTCAAGCACCTAGTCCAAATGGAGGACATAGAGCTTTAGGCTCTATGGGGTACAATAATAGTACTAAATGTTTTATTGCAAGTTACGAACTGCTTCCGCAACATAGAACAGTTACCTTATTAGTTGAAGTTGATTCTGGCTCAGTAGGCTGGTTTCAAGGGAGATTAATAATGGGAAACATTTTATGGGCGAGATTAAGTGGCCTGGTAGATCCCGTTCTGACCGGATCCCTAGTAGAACACTAATTAGCTGTTGGAAAACTTAAACAGACGTGTTGCAGTAAACTTGATAGGCTATTATTGTGTGTGAAGCGTCTAACGAGGATGCACCCTTTGTGGAGAAGGGTCCAGTTTTTATCTCACAAGGCTTCACTAACGAGAGTCACCCAAAATTGCTGGGGTAATAGCAATCTCTCAACTTTCCAC